GCGATCGGTGGTTTCGTCGGGCCCGTTCGCCTGATTGGCCAGCGAGTATCTTTCGTGAGACACTGCGCCCCATGGCAAAAGGGCCCGACGAAACCACCGATCGCATGTTTCCCCCACCCGAGAACCCCAACCCCGACCCTCCGCGGCCGCTGACGCCGTCCATTCGCGAGGAGTTCCTGGCGCACCGGCTGCACATTGATGCTCAGCTCGAGGCGTGGCGCACGCATCTCGGCGAGGCGCTGGCGCGGCTGTCGCCCGAGGCCACCGTCAAGGGCGCGCTGGCTCGAGGAGCAGCGAGCGGCGGCAAGGTGACCGTCGGCATCCTGGCGATCCTGGCCGCGGCTGAAATGATCGTGAAGGTCTGGAAGCCGCAATTTGCTGGACCGCTCGGGGAGATCACCGGCGAGATCCGCAAGGTTCTGCCCCAGTGACCACCCCAGAGGAGTTCCCGTGGATGGACCACGCTTTTGCAGAGCGGGGCGTCAAGGAGCTCCTTGGGCAGGGCAGCAACCCCAGGGTGCTGGAGTACCTGCGAACCACGACGCTCCCGGCCAAGCTTGCCGCCGACGATGAAACCCCCTGGTGCTCGGCGTTCGTCAACTGGTGCGTGACGCGGTCCGGCTTGAAGGGCACGGACAGCGCGGCGGCCCGCTCCTGGCTCACCTGGGGCCAGCCGCTCGAGGTGCCACGCCGGGGCTGCGTTGCGGTCCTCTCGCGCGCGGGCGGGGGGCACGTCGGTTTCTACCTGCGCACGGTCGGAAGCACCCTGCACCTGTTCGGGGGCAACCAGAACAACCTGGTGGGGACACGCGCCTACGACCGCTCGAGGCTGCTGGGCTACCGGATCGCTGCCTAATGCTGGGGCCGCTGCGGCTCCTGGTTGCCCTTCTGGCGCTTCAGGCTCACCAGGCCACCCGGCGAAGCCTCCGGAGGCTGCGGGCGCTGCTGAAGGTGACCCAGGCCCGGCGCTGAGCTATCGTGGAGGAACGCCATGCCCCCCACGGTCCTGTTTTTCCCTTTTGGGCCTGGTCTCCACCAGGAGAACGATAACCGCCTCCAGGAGCCCGGCGTTCCCCGAGCGGTCGAGAACCTAATCCGCACCAAGAACGGGCGGCTCAAGCCTCGGCGCGACTACGAGACGCTGGGCATGACCGTGAACGGCTTCAACCGCGCGGGCTCGGACCGCACGATCACGAACCTGCGTCTCTACGACCTGCACAACTACGGCCGAGGCATCGTGGCGTTTGGGCGCTCAACCTCGGCGTTCATGAACGACTACGCCCAGGCCGTCGACAGCAGCCAGGAGATTTACTCGCTGGTCGAGCAGCCTACGGCCGTCTGGAGCCGGCCCCCCTCGCCAGCGCTCGGCGCCGGGACCCTCGTGCGCAAGATGGGAAGGGTTGGGCGCCGGCCGAGCTCGATCACCAAGGCAGACGTGGCAGCGGGTGGTGGGCGCGTGTGCCTGGTCATGGACGTAATCCTACGTCCCGACACGGGCAGCGTAAGCAGCGTGGCGGGCTGCCTGATTGACGCGGCCAGCGATGCCACGCTCTGCAACTTCGAGATCTCCGGAGCCGACCGCCCGCGCGTCTGCTTCGTGGGAGGTAAGTTTTTCATCACGTACGTGATTACGGCCACCGGCGCGATCGGGCTGAGCTCACTGGACCCCGCGACGGGAACGACGCTGGTTACCCTCACGTCTCCGGTGGCCGCGGGCGCCTCCGTCGTGGCGCACGACCTGAGCACCAGCATTACCGGCAGCGGGTTCTGGATCGGCGTGGCCCGCTCGGACACCACCACCGCGCTGCGCGGCTGCACGTCGGCGGGCGCGGTCACGTACACGGCAGCGGGCCCTGCTGTGCTCGGCGACTTTATCACCGTCCTGCACCACGCCGACGCAGGCACCGAGCGTCTGCACGTCTGCATCGTGCGCAACTCCACGCACAATATCGACCTGTACACCTACAAGCCGCCGGCAACCACGCCGGACGTGAGTTCAGCGGACATCGAGAGCACGCTCAACGGAGACGCGCAGGTGTCTCTGGCTCTGGATGACAAGCAATCCGCCGGGGTTACGCCGAATCTGCTGCTGCAATACTCCGCATCCTTCTCGACAACGATCGAGCTGGTCACGACTCCGAGAAACTACGCCACGCACGCGCTCGTCTCTGGATCCTCGGAGACCAAAGAGCTGAGGCTGAACAGCAAGGCGATCACGGTCAAGGGGCGCACACTGCTCGGATGCTACATCGCCGAGGAGCTGGACTTCGACACGCCGGTTTTGATGCGAACCAACGACACGACGAACGGCGACTGCCTGCGCCCGGTGTGCGTGGTCGATCACTTCCTGGCGCACGCTGCCGACACGGCGCACCTTCCGTCCATTGCGTACGACTCCAGCACGGACCTGGTGTACTGGCTGAGCCTGGTGGAGGACGAGGACCGGTTCAGCTCGGTTCAGATCTGCGAGATGCGGATCGCTGGCACGGAGCGGCGGCAGACGGCGCTGCTGGGAGACGTGCTCTACATCGCGGGCGCCATCGTGCAGGCCTTCGACGGCCGCGGCGCCTACGAGGCCGGCGGCTTTCTGACCCGCCCCTTCATGCCGCAGCCGGTCTCGTCCGCCACCGTTGGCGCGCTGGAGTCCCCGGGCATCTACCAGATGATCGCGGTCAGCTCGTACCGCGACGCCAAGGGGCGCCGCATCCAGAGCGCTCCGAGCAACCTGACAGAGCTGGACTTCGGCGGGCTGGGAGACACCAGCATCCGAGCCAAGGCAAACCCCGGGCTGACGCTGCGAGACACGCAGCTTGCGGACAAGGTCACGGCCGACGGCATGCAGAGCGCGCCGGCTGTCGAAATGTATCGCACGCTGAACACGGCCGACGGCAACGGCACGTTCCACCTGGACCTGTCGTCCCCTGTGCCACGAGCGGCGCTCAACTCGCTGCAAAGCCTGCTGCTGATCCAGAGCGACGTGGACATTTCGGACAACCCGATCCTGTACACCCAGGCGGCGCGCGGGGCGCTGTCGGGGCCGCTGGAGTTCGTTTGCCCGGACCCTGCAATCAGCCTGGCCGCCAGCGCAGACAAGATTCTGAGCGGAGGCCTACCCGAGGAGTCACGCATCCAGGAGAGCCGGCCCCTGTTCGTCAGCGAGCAAGTACAGTGGTCGGATACGCTCGGGTTCTACCGAGACGTGAGCGGCCGCACCCTGGCCGTGGCTCGCCTGGACGAGCGCCGGATCATTTGGACAGACACCCAGGTGCTGGAGGCGGACGGCCCCGGCCTGGATGACAACGGGATCGGGGACATCGGTGCGCCGCGCCGGCTGCCCAGCGATGTGGGGCTGTATGGCGGCGCGCTCGGGTGGCGCAGCATCGTGGAGATCAGCGCCGGCATCCTGTTCCAGGGCTTGCGGAACCAGATCTACCTGCTGCCTCGCGGCGGCGTGACGCCTACGCCGGTGGGCTTCGCAGTGGAGGAGCTCCTTGACCAGTATCCGGACATCTCCGCGGCGGAGTACCTGAGCGAGGATCAGACGGTCCGGTTTTGCTGCAACAACGAGGACGGCGACGAGAGCATAATCCTTCTGTTCAACGTGCGCTTTCTGGAGTGGTTCACCGAGGGTCCGTATGCTTTCGGCATCCGTGCGGCGGCCAAGGCCAACGGGCGTTTCTACCTGCTGACCACGAGCAACACCGTGCTGCGGCAGCTGGTGACCGATACACCGTCCGTGTACGTGCCCACCGCGTGGCGCTCTGGCGTCGTGCATCCGTTCAAGCCGAGCATGTTCGGCAAGGTATACGCTTACTGGTTCTACGGAACCTTTCGCGGCAACTGCCGAATCCGCGCCGTCGCTCGCTGGGATGACGGCGACATAGACGAGCACGAATGGATCGACGTGATCGGGCTCGAGGACGGCGACCAGTTCGTTTACCGCTTCGAGTTCAACCAGAGCAAGTGCGAGAGCTGCACGATCGACTTTGAAACAGAGAGTTTCCAGAGCGAGGCAACCGCCGGCCTGGACTTCAACTATTGGGGCATCGAGCAGGAACCTGCGGGCGTCCCCAACCAGATCGGACCGGAGGGCATGAGCTAATGGCCACGCAGAGCACAGCAACGTCAGGTGACTTTCTAGGCGGAGGCGGCCAGCTGCAGGCGGGCGCCGGACGAGCACCGATGGCGCGCGCCACGGACGCGCAGGGCCTGTTCTATCTCGACACCGGAGAGCCCACCCCGCTCTACTGGGCGCGAACGCAGGCGCTCCGTGGGCAGGGCAGCGAAGGCGCCAAGTCTGCGGAGGCGGCGCAGTTCACTCCAGAGGGTGGAGCCCGCAACAAGGACGACCAGTACGAGTACGACGCAGAGCGCGGCCTCTACTACACCAACACCAAGAACGGTCGGCGCTACATCACGAACGACCCGGCGGCGCAACAGGCCTACGCCGAAACGCCCATGTACACCGTGGAGGCGCTACCCGACCCAGGCGGAGGAGGCTACCGGCAGACGCTCCAGAACGCTGCTGGCCTCGCTGCGCTGGGCTCCACGTTTGGGCCCGCTGGCACCGTGGCGGGCGGAACGATTGGAGCGCTCAGCGGGCTGCCCTCGGCGCGCGGGACACAGCTGCGCCTGAACGCGGGCGACGCCAGCCAGGCCATGCCGGGGCAACGCATCGGAACGCAGGCCGAGGCAGACGCCGCGATGCAAGCGTATGCGGCCACCGGCGACAGCTCGAACTACACCCCGAGCAACTTCCCAGGGGTTGTCAACGGCAGCGGAACAGGAGGCTACAGAGTGCCCACGTACACCCCCACCATGGGAACCAACGGCGGCAGCGCACTGTCTGCCGAGGCGCAACGAGTGCTGAGTCAGGCGAGCGGTTTCGCTGCACAGAATCAGCAGGCGGCGAGCCAGTACGGGGCGCAGGCGGCCACCGCCGGGCAGCGCGCAGCGCCGCAGTACGCGGCACCGAGCTCGGCGCAGCAGACGGCCGTCTATGATCGGGCGATGAACTTCAACGCGCAGAGCGGCGCTGCTGCGATTCGCGCCGAGCGAGCGGACGTTTCCGGGGCGAATCGGCTGGAGAACTACCAACTCGACCAGCAGGGCATCAACAACCTGGAGGCGTTCCGCAGCACGAACAGCGAGCAGGGGGTCAACGCGCTGTACGGCTACAACCCGGACGCCACCTATCAGAGCGCTCGCGAGCTCAACGCCTTTCAGGCCACGAACACGCAGGAGGGCGCGAACGCCGTGTATGCGTTCAACCCGGACATGGTCCAGCAGGACGCGCAGTCTCTGCGGAACTTCCAGTCTGATCGTTCTGGCATCGACCGACTCAACGCCTATGCGGACGAGGCACAGGGGCCGAGCCAGGCGCAGGCCATGCTGCGCGCGCAAGCGGACGCCGACAAGCGCGCTGCGCTGGCCACCGCTCGGAGCGGACGAGGCACGCCAGCATCCAATGTACAGATGCAGCGCCAGGCCATCACCGAAGGCGCAATGATTGCCGCCGAGACGCGCGGGCAGGGCGCGGCGCTGGCCGCCCAGGAGCACGACACGTACAAGGCCCGGCAGCTACAGGCGCTGGCGCAGGCGGGTTCTCTGATCAGCGCTGCCGAGGCGCAGCGGCTCACGGCGCTGTCCAACGCCGGCGCACTCATGAGCCAGGCCGACCAGCAAAAGCTGCAGGCGCTCACTGTGTACGGTCAGCTAAAGTCGCAAATGGACTCTCTGCAGCTGAGCGCCAAGCAGAGCGCCGGGCAGCTGAACGCCAGCGGCGACACGAACCGGCTCGGCGCCATCTCGAACGCCGCGTCGCTGCAGGGGCAGATGGATCAGCAACGGCTGAGCGCCATCAATGCGGCCGCCGGCTACCGCACCCAGGGCGACCAGATCCAGAGCAACAACCTGCAGTCAGCCGCGCAGATTCGCCTGGCGGGCTCGGAGATCAACCAGCGTGGCGCCATCGCGGCGAGCAACGCGGACCTGCAGGCGCAGGCGCTCAACCTGCAGAGCCTGTCTCTGGCGGGCAACATCTCCACGGCCATCCGGGAGCAGGACATCGGCGTGCTTCGCGACAACCTCAACGCGACCATGAACACCATGAACATGAACGATCAGCAGGTGCGGTTCTTCTCGCAGCTGGAGAGCGATCGGAACGTGGCCAGCCAGAACATGCAGCAGCAGGCCAACGCGCTGGGCATCAACGCGCAGCAGGCGCAGGCGGCGCTGGACCTGCAATGGCAGCAGTTCCAGGCGCAGCAGTTCAACCAGCAGCAGAACCTGCAATACAACTACGACGCGCTCGCGCAGAGCGGCGCGCAGAATCAGCAGCAGCTCAACATGCAGCAGCAGAGCCAGCAATACAACCAGCGCCGGCAGGAGACCCAGGACAACTACCAGCTGATTGGCTCCGCGCTCACGGCGTTCTCGAACCTGTTCCCCAGCACGCCGGCTGCGCCTCCGCCGGGCAACGCATCGCGCATCGCCCAGGGCACAGCGCCGCTGCCAACCAACATGGCCGGGCAGTACGTGCCTCCCCCGCAAACGAACCCGTACCAGGTGTTCCCAGCGCCCGCGCGCCAGCCGAGAGCCTAACCCATGCGAGACCTGCTCTACTTCCAACCAGACGCCCAGGTTCCTGACGCCGATCTCCTCGGCATCGGAGAGCTGGTCTACAGCGACGGGACCACGTCCTATGTCATGAACGACCCCGAGATCGTGGCGGGGCTTCCGCCTCCGCCTCCCGGTGTCACGCCGCAGAAGCCGATCGGGCCTCCGCCGCAGATGCAGGAGGCGCCCGCGCTGCCGCTCCCCCCGGTCGACATCGGCGACGGCAGCGGCGTGCAAGTCGACATGACCGGCACCTTCCGAGGGCCCGACGGGCAGCCGCTCATGCAGGCGCAGGACTTCGGCGGGCAGCCGGCGACACCGCAGCAGGCGCAGGAGTTCATGCCCACCGCCGCGGCGCCCTACCAGGGGCGCGGCTACATCCCGCCGGGCGATCCGTTCGGCGGCTCTGCAGCGCCGGCAGCCATGGCGCCGCAATCCCCGGCGGGCGGGCTGCAGCAGAGCGCGGCGCCTCCCGTGCTCCAGGGCGCCGACGGCCAGGCGTACGAGCTCGACATTACCGGCAACTTCAAGCCGGCGACGCAGGACCCGGCAGGCATGATCCCGGTGCAGCGCGAGGGCGCGCTACCGCCGGAGATGGCGCAGCGTCAGCTGCAGGCGCTCGGGGCGCAGCAGGGGGCGACCCTGCAAGCAACGGAGCAGGCTCGGCGAGATGAAGCGCGGCTCATGCAAGAGCTGACGCTGAAGCAGATGGCCGCGAACGAGGCCGAGCGACATCAGCGAGAGCAGGACATCGCAGAGCAGAGCGCCAAGCTGGAGCGCTGGCAGCAGGAGCAGCAGGCCGTTGTTGATTCCGGAATCGAAACCGACTTGACCAGCGCAACAGGCGGACCGGTGGGCGCTGTGATGCTGGCGCTGGGCGCTACCCTGCTCGGGGCCGCCGGCAATGACATGGGCTTTCGCACGATCGAGCGCCGCATCGATACGCACGTTCGGCAACAGGTGCAGCGCCGCGACACCAAGCTGGGCATCCTGAGTAACCAGATCGGCTCATCCATGCAGGCCGTCGCTCTGGGCAAGGCGGCGCTCTACAAGGTCGCCGCGGATCGCGTGGAGCTCCTGGCGCAGAAGACCAAAAACGACGTGTACGAGGCGCAGACGCCCGCCGTGGTCGAGCAGCTGCGGCAGAAGCAATTGGAAAACATGCAGGCGGCCGAGACCCTGTCGATCGGCAAGACGATCGAGAAGGCGCCTCCACCGCCCGCGCCACCGAACCCGGCCATGCTCCAGAAGTATGGCGAGCTGCGCCGCGAGCGAGACGGATCGCTGAACATCGCCAACCGCGCCGAGCAGCAGATCGGTCTGATGTGGTCGCCCGGAAAGAACGGGCAGCCTGGCCACTACATGAACCGAGACGAGGTGCTGAAAAAGGGCATCCAAGGGGTTGGCAACCTGGAGCACTGGGTTCCCGATCTGGTGTACTCGACCATGGGCGGCGTCACTGCCGAGGGCTACCAGGTGCGCGGCGCAGCGGAGGCGATGGCCTACGCGCAGATCCGGCAGATGCAGCCTACCGGCCCCATCTCGAACGCCGACATCCAGGCAGCCGTAAAGGCCGGCGCTCTGAACACGGAGGAGGGTCTCGTTCGCGGCCTGGAGCGTATCCGCGCGAACGCCGAGAGCAACCAGGCGCACGACGCGGCGCAGTTCGGCCCGGACGTGGTCACCGAGTACAATCGGCGTTACCAGCAATCCGGAGGCCAGGCGCAGACAGCCACGCCGGCAGCGAGCCGACCCGCCACCGCCGAGGAGATGCGTGGCGCTGCATCGCAGCTCCGGAGCACGAAGCCAGGCCCGGACCCCGCGGCGACGCTGGGCAGCGCTCAGAAGCTCGAGCCGGCGCAGCGAATGGCGCAGGTCGCCGAGGACGTGCAGGCCGTCGCTGGCGCCGAGCTCCCGCCCGAGGGTCTGAAGATCCTGGTAGCCCAGGCGGCGCACGAGAGCCGCAACGGAGACAGCCAGGGCGCCGAGCACAACAACATGTTCGGGCACAAGCTCACCGGCGGGCGCAAGGGCTTCAACGCCGCGACCACCGAGGGCGAAGGCAAGAACGAGAGGCGCGTCCGCCAGAACTTCGCTGCCTATGGCTCGATCGCCGAGGGTGTGGCGGACCACCTATCGCTGCTGAAGCGCGGTTACCCCAAGGCCTGGGAAGCGCTGCAGCAGGGCGACGCCTCCGCCTACGTTGCGGCGCTGAAGGATGGCGGGTATTTCACCGGCAACGAGGACCGCTACCGGTCCCGCATTCTCGAAAGGCTTTAATCCATGGCTCTCGTCATCAACCCGGCAACCGGGCAGATCCTGTTCACCGAGGACGCGACGGCGTACCTGCAACAGGGCTACCGTGAGCCCACCGCGGCCGAGCTCGAGCACAGCGCGCGCACCGAGGAGTTCGGCGGCTTTGGCCAGCAGGCCCAGGCGCAGGCAGAACGCGTGCTGCGTGGGGCCACCCTCGGCGCCGTGGAGGGCTTCGGCTCCGACGAGGACATTCGAGCTCGAGCCGAGGTGTCGCAGGAGCTGTCCCCCGTCACCAGCTTTGCCGCCAGCGTCCTGCCGGACGTTGGCATTGCTGCCGTCACCGGCGGCCTAGGAGGCCTCGCCACGGGCGCAGGACGAGCCGCAGGGCGCGCTGCCCTGGCGGAGGGTGCCGGCATCGTGCGGGCGGGCCTGAGCGCAGCTCGAGCGGGCGGAGCGGCAGCGCTGGCGGGTGAGTCGCTGGGCGCGGGCGCCGTGGCGGCAGGGCAGGACGCTTATGCAAGCGGTCGGCAGCTCGGGGACGACCCCGGCGCGGACGCCGAGAACCTGCTGATTTGGGGCGGTTTGAACTTCGGCATCGGCGCCGCTCTCATGGGGGCATCCAAGATCGGCCGCGGCGCGAGCTCCTTGGATGACGTGGCCAAGACCGCCGAGCTGCGCTCCCCTCTGATGGCCGAGCTCGACACGCCCGCCAAGATGGAGGCGGCCGCAATCCGGCAGGGAAAACGAGAAGCCGTGGACGCGGGCGTAGAGCGCGCGCTGAACAACGCCAGCAGGGGCGAGGCAGACGACGTGCTGGAGCGTGCCATCGGAGGAGCTCCGGAGGCGGAGGCTGCCGGGTTCGGTCGTCAGCGCCGGCTCTACATCAACCGCGAGGCCATCATGGACGCGGCAGAGCGCGAGCTGACCGGGGACCTTGGTTCTCTCGCTGACGAGATCGGCGCGGCCACCAAGGGCGACAAGGCGCAGGCCGTCGCTAGCCACGTCAGCTCGAACCACCAGGCGCAGCGGGCAGCAGCAAACTCGGTCGCCGAGGACGCGGCGGCGTTCGCCGGAGAGCTGCGCGCCGAGGCTCGCGCGTACGCTGTGGAGATTGGAGAACGCGGGCTGCGCTACCCTGTGCCGGGCCAAAAGGATCTGACGCTGGCGCTCATGGACAACGCCAAGGCCGTGCAGAACGCGACCACCGGAAAGGGCATGTTCGAGGCGCTGGACACCTTCAAGCGCACCACCCAAGAGCTGAAGCTGTCGCTCGAAAAAGCGGCGCTGAACTCCGAGAACGTGGTCCACTACAACAAGCTGATCCCGAAGCTGGACACGTTCGAGCGCACGATCCGTGCTCGGCTCGAAGACTCCAAGACCTGGGGCAAGGCCGGCGACATGCAACGCGCCTACAACGCCGTGATCTCCGACAAGCTCATGCCCAGCATGGACACGTTCGAGCGCAGCGTTCTGCAGCGCACCGGCGGCAGCTACGACGGGACGATCAAGTTCGAGGGCTGGGAGAAGAAGATCCGCTCCCTGCTGAAGGGCGACGACCCGGGCAAGCTGCGCCATGTCAACGCGATCCTGGACGGTATGAACGAGCTCGCTGGCGTGCGCCGACAGTTCGGCGACGCCTCCGCCGCTGGGCAGATCGAGGCGCGCACAGCCAAGGTCCGCCGCACCCTGGGGCTGGCCTCCGAGGTGGTGGACGCTACCGAGCGAATGCAGGCGCTCGGGGAGATCGTGGGCGGGTTCCCCATGGGTGGAGCCATTGCCGGCGGGCTCGCTGGTGGTCTGCCCGGCGCGGCCATCGGCGCGGCGCTCCCGAACGCCGTGCGGGGCTTCGTGATGGGAGACCTGATCTCGGCCTTCCAGAAGCTGAGCGGCGCCACGGAGGCGGCAGCACAGCGCGGCGTGGACGACTGGATTCGGTCCAGCCGGATGCGAGGTGGCGGATCCATCGACATCAAAGCAGCGCTGCGGCGCATCAACGACCGGCTGCCCACGCTGAGCCCGGAGGCAAAGCAGCTCGGCGAGGTGGCGGCGCGGCGTGGCGTGTCTCACTCCATGGCGCTGTTCATGGGAGACGACGAGTCCCCCGGCGCAGCCTTCGAGCGCTGGCGCGGGGCGCTGCTGGACCAGGAGAAGTTCCTGGACGAGCTTGGGCAAGACTACGGCGCGCTCCAGGAGGAGGCGCCCGAGGTGTTCATGGCGCTGGGCGCGCGCGCGGACCTGCAGCGCCGCTACCTGCTCGAACGGATGCCGCCCAACGTGGCCGTCTCCATGGCCAGGCCCGAGGGCTACCCGCCGAACCGAGACGCGATCGAGGACTGGTCGGTGTACGTCAACGCCGTCCGCTTCCCCGGGCGGGTGGTGCGCAACGTCGGCGGAGCTCAGATCCAGGAGATCGAGGCGCTGCGCACGACGGCGCCTCGCATGCATGAGACCCTGCAGCGGGTGACGCTGGAGACCCTGGCTCGAGCCAACGAGACCGGCGAGGAGCTGGACGATACGTTTCTCGCGCGCATCCCGATCCTGTTCCCTGACCTGGACGGCGCTGGCTCCCCTGTGTTCTCTCGCGAGCTCGGGACGTACGTCCGCGACTACAAGGCTGCACAGCAGAACGGGGCTGGGTCAAAGAGCCGCGGCAATCCGCGAGCTCCCCAACCCAACCCCATGATGGCCACGATCCAGGGTGGCGCTACGTTCGGAACCGTTGGCTAGAAGCTGCTGCGTATCTCTCCGGGGCCGTCGCCCGATCGGTACACCGTGATCGGCTCGAAGTAGAGCGCCACTTCAGACCAAACGCGCATGACGCCTTTGTGCATGGCGACCTGCCCCGGCTTCACGTCGCAATCCTCCCGCTGTTCCTCGTACACGTAGATCAGATCGCACGGGTACAGCGAGGCGTCAGCGCTGCCATCCGTGCGAAGCAGGTCGTCCTGGAACCAGCGGCGCAGCGCCCGCGCCATGACGTGACCCTCGCACACCCAGGGCCCTGGCATGCTGAACCAGTTCTGCGCGATCCAGTCTGCGGCTCCACCGTTGCCGGAGAACGGCAGATCCTCGGGCAGATACGTGACGTGCTCCAGCGGCTCCTTGACCTTCGAGCGCGGGTCGCCGCAGAACACCGGCGCTCCCATGCCCTTTCGCAGAGCCTCGGCCTCCATGCTCTTTCCGCACCGAGGCCCGCCGACGATGACGATTCGCTTACTCATTATCCAACGCCTCCTCTACCGAGTGCATCGCGAACGTCGCTCCCGGGAACCAGTCGCCGCAGCCTGCGGAGATGGCGCGAGCTCGGAGCATAGAGCGGGTGTTCTTCTCCCAGTTGTGCCGGTTGGGCCCCGTCGTGTGGCCTGCCTGCTCGGCCATCTCGATCGTATACGTAATCGAGAGTATGTCCGGGAACTTCTTGTGCTTCGCTTTGATCGTGGCTGCCTTTTCGTCCGCAGCAGTGATCACGCACCATTCGCAATCCGGGTGCTTCTGCATCCGAGACAGGATCCATTTGGCCTTGGGGAACGGCCGGTTCTTCACGATGAAGAATGACTCCAAGCTCTCGGCGTACCCCAGGCCGAGCTCGCGCCCCAGGGCCATCACGGCGAACACGCCCCGTTCAGATCCAAAGTCAGCGAACAGCCGCGAGTTAAACAGCACCTTTGCGATTGCCAGCATCGCGTTTGCGCTCATGGGCTGCGCCGCGAGAGCCCAGTTGGGAGCAGCAACGGGGACGCGCGCAAGGGCTTCCTCCTCCGGTATCTCGTCACCGGCGCGCGGCGGCTTCGCCCCTGGCGCTGGCTTAGGCGGACCCTGCGTGGACGGCACGACACCAGCGGCGCCACCAGTCGGCGGGCTCGCGGGCGACGCAGCAGCGTCCGCTGGCGAAGCAGAGGGCGGCGGCACGGAGGCGGGCGCTTTTGGGCCCATCGCCGCGGCCCGCTCCTGACGCAGCTGCGCGGCGCTCTTGGTCTGCTGTGCGTGGGCAGCGTTCTCCTCCCCGAGCTTCTGCAGCGCGGCGTCTGCGCCTGGGTCCTTGCCGATGATCGGTGCAGCTTTGGGCGGGCTGATCACCCGGTCGGCGAGAGCGAGAGCGGCCGCGCGATCCTTTCGCAGCTTCGGGTCTGACTCCTGGATGTTGTCGGCCACGCGCTCCCGGCGCAGGTTGTCGGTCACCATGGCCGGCGCTCCCGTGGCGTCTGCCATGACGGCAGCCTCGGCAGCCAACTCCTCGGCGGTAGGTCCGTTGCTCCAGGCTTCGTCTGCCGGCATCTCGTCCTTGTCGAGCTCGGCCAGTGCCTCGGCCTCCTCCTCCGTCAACTCGTCGCCCGGTAGGTCGCTCTCCTCCACGAGCTTGGTTGCCGGCAGCTTCTCCAGCAGCTCGAGCGGCGGCTTGTTCAGCTCGGCTTTCGTGTTCAGCGTCGTCAGCCGGAGCCAGGTCGGCAGCTGCGCCATGCCGTCGGCGTACTTTTTCCAGAAGTCTGGCAGCTTGCCGTCGATGTTGGCAGCCTCCACCGCTCGAACGCAGGCCTCGGCCATGCCCTTCGGCGTGTGGTAATTGTTGATCAGCTTGGCGCCAATCTTCTGACCAAGCCCCTTGATCCCTGGGATGTTATCGCTGGTGTCGCCCATGATCGCGAGCAGCAGTGCGAAGTTCGCTGGGGTCACTTCGTACTTTGACGCGAGCCAGGCAGCATCCCGGATCTCAAACTCGCCGCTCTTACCCTGGATGGGCGCGTACACGCGAACGCTATCAGTGATGCACTGGGCAACGTCCTTGTCCTGGGTGACGATCCGGACATCGGTGCATCCCAGGCCGGCGTACGCGGCCGCCAGGGTGGCCGCAACGTCGTCTGCCTCCTCGCCGGCAGCGTGCGCCATCTGGAACCCGTCGGCCGCCAGACGCTCCATGGTCCACGACCAGATGTTGACGAGCTCGGGTTCGCGGACCCGGCCTTTCTTGTAGTCGGGAAAGATGCCCGTGCGCCAATAGGGCTTTTTATCCAGGCAGACAACCACACGCTCGACCGTGTTCGCGATCGAGTACAGCTGGTTGATCGTGGCCTGCCCTGCGTCGTTCGGGCCGGCGTCGTTCGCGCGGCCTTTGAAGTTCACGACCAGCATATGTGAAAAGTCGACCAGAGCGATCGACTTGGGAATCGGTTGCGTCATTGCTTGTGCCTTTCGTTTCGTTGTTCGGAATCAGAAGCGCTTCAACGCCTCATACCAATCTCTGAGCGCGCGCGCTCGGGTAGAACCGTTGCCGTAGAAAAAGATCGTATGCCCGTCCCCGTCGCCCCGCTCTGCCTTCAGCTTGCAGCGAGAGCACCAGCAGGTAGAGCTGCCGTCCGGGTTCTCGGCGAACGTCAGCTGCACGCCGCACGAGCAACGCTCGGCCGTCCGAAAGCATCGCTCGATCAGGCGCTCCAGAGCTGCTGTGCGCTCCCGGTTGTTCACGCAGCACAGGCACCCCGGCTCGCTGCAGCCGAATTGCCTGCCGGCCATCTCGCGAGACAGGCGAATGTCCTCGAGCAGCTGATCGATCACGGGTAGCCTCCCATCCAGCGCCCGAGGATTCCAGCGACCTGGCCCCAGTGACGCTCTTTCATGTCGTAGATTTGGCGCAGGTCGATCATGTAACCACGCAGGCGCTCGAGCTCGTCAGCGGGAGCGGGCCCGAGCTCAGGCAACGGCGCGCGCATGTCGCACGAGCTCGGCGCCGGCTGGCTCTCCTCCAGCCGGCGTACGTGTGCCTCTAACGCTTCGATGCGGGAGGCCATCTGTTCGAGTCTCACGCCAACCCCTCTTTCTCTGCCCACCACAGCGTAACGACCAGATCGCCCGGACCGTCGCAACCCTTGAACACTTCGCTGCAGTCGTGGACCTGGCTCTCTGGAACCCAGAGCGTTTTGCCGTCCGAGTCCAGCAGGACCCGGATCGCCTTGTCGCTCGTGGACAGAATCTTTGCGCGCCCCAAGCTGACGCGCTGGTCATCGTCCTTTCTGCCGCCCGCGAGCGGGTTGTAGTGCCGGCTCACAGCGCGAACCCGATCTCGAACGCGCGCTCGGCGGCCCCTTCGATTGCCAGATTCATCTCAGCCAGTCGGGCTGCGTCCACCGCCTCGGCCAGCGTCGGGTGCAGCTGGCGAATGCTCTCGATGACGGGCGTTTCGGTCGCCGCGATGACAGACAGGATCTCGGCGTCCAGCGTGGACAGGTCGGCCTGCTCGCTGCCCTGGAGGTAGCCGGCGCTGAACGCCTCGCCGAGGGCATGCTCTAGCGAGCACCGGCCGTCCTCCACCTGGCGGAGCAGGCGGGAGAGTGTGGCGCGGCGCTGCACGTACGTGTTGTTGCTCATGGGTCAGTTGCCTTTCCGGTTGTCAACGTAGGTCACCAGGTTGCCCGCCGGGGTTGCGACCCGCACGAGACCGGGCAGCGTCTTGGCGACGGCGAGCGCAGCGGCTTTGCTGGCACGCCGAACGACGTGAAATTGACGGTCCGTGTCGAAGTAGGTCGCGGTGTATTGGAGGGCCACGGACTAAGACTCGCATACTCGTATGCGGTAGGCAAGCGCAGATCGAACTTTTTTTCAGACTCGGCCGAAGTTCCACTCTCGGGCGACATCGGACAGCGACCCACGAGGCAGGCAGTCCTTGCAGTGGTGTCCGTCCTGTAGGTTCCACTCTCCCATCGTCCGCATACGCTTGCAGCGCCGGCAGCGCCGCACCGGCATCCGTCCCGCCGCGGCGCTGGAGCGCACGAACCCCAGCAGGTCGAGCGGGAAACACTCCATGCACTCCATGCACACGCTGTCGGGGCCGTGCGCTGGGCACTGGTACGCGGAACGGGCGGCGCGCATCTCCTCGCGAACCACCCGCGCCGAACACTGGTCCTCCGTCTCCTCGGCCCCCCGCGCCGGCCTGGGCGGCTTTGGGATCAATCCCCCGAACATGTCCAGCTGGCTCACTGGTCCCGCCAGTCCTTCCCGTCGTCAGGCGTCCAGGCACCGCGCGCCGGGAGCACCGAACCGAAACGCTTATCGAATGCCGCGTCGGCCCAGGCCAGTCGATGCGGCGCCGCGTCGGGGCGCTGCTTCGCGGCGTCCAACAGGCGCACGGCGGCGTCTCTGGTCATACCTCTAGGGTCCGCGATCCGCTCCGAGATGCTGATCCAGCGCCGGTCCCCGGGCGAGAGCCCGTCATACCAGGCCTGGGCTGCCCGTATCCGCTGCCGCCCCTGGTCCAGGCACCACTCGCAGTGCAGCGACACGTGGAAGGGCTCCAGGGGCGCCGAGCATTCCCAGCAGACGAATGTGCCCCCTTCGCGCTCGAGCCCCTTGGCGCGGCCGTAGGCGCGCGCGGCGGCCTCAGGATCACCCAGAGCGCTTGCCGCCGAAGACAGGTGGGGGGCGCTTGTCGTTGGGGCTGCGGGTTGCTCCCGGAGTTTCGCTTCTAGTTGCTCGGCGTTCATGAAGTTCTTTCTTGTGGGTGGCGGTTTCTTTTTCGGTCTTTGCCCAGGCCAGCTCTCGGTTGAATTGCCGGTCTGGGTCCGTGAACGGATGCTCGTACGTCTTGTTTTTGCAGTGGAAAGCCCGCTGCAGAATGTCCTCGTCCGTCAACCCGAGCTCGCGCCCGAGCTGCTGGTGAGCCTTGGTGGGCTTCCAATCAGGGGGGAACTCGAACACCGGAACGCCTCGAGCTCCCGGCGTGCGCCCGCGGGGCTTGGCCTGCTGGAGCTCCGGACCCTCGGGCTCGCGCGCGTCTGAATCCGGAAAATCCGGAGAAGATCTAGAACTGTAAGAGCTATCTAGATCTGTTTCGGTTTCGGTGCGTCTAGCAGCGCGTCTAGCAGCTGAGCCTTGCTCGTTCCACCACCGGCGTTTCCTGGCTAGTTCCGCTTGTTTCTGGGCTTCTTTCCGATACCACTCCAGGTTTAGGACGCGCCAGCCGTTGGGGACGCGCTCGATCCGCCGTCCGTCGGCCGTGGCGTCCCGCGTCTTGTCCTTGCTTTGCTCGTCTGGAGCCTCGAGCGTGGCTATGTGCTTCAGGGTGTCGGCGAGCGAAAGGTCAGCGATTCTGCGGATTCCGTCAGCGCAACCGCTGAAGCAACCCTCCGGATCGGCCTCGGCGCAGATAGTGAAGAATACCTTGATGCAGTCGCCCGGCAGGGACCAGAGCGACGAGCGCACCACGGACGTAAACAGCGGCAGGTAGGGTTCTCTCATCGGCCCCTAGCTTGCGCTAGCGGGTGCTAGCGGTCAAGGATGCCACGTCGCATTTCTCCACGCCGCATCGCGCCACGCTCCAGGGGTTTGCATACGCGCATACGACGTGATAGGACGCCCGGCATGGGAACCACCAAAACACCACCCGTCCCGCTGGAGCGCTTGACGCCCACGGAACGCAAGACTCGGGACCAGCTGATCGAATGCACGACCATGCTCGGGCGCGCGCCGTCTCTCCAGGAGCTCGGCGACCACATGGGCCTGACCAAGGCTGGCGTGCAGCGCCACATGGACGCCCTGAAACGCAAGGGCGCCGTGCTCGGGCCCAGGGTTGTAGGGAATTGGAGGGTGACCCGCCTCGGAAAAAAGATGCAGTGAGACCTTGCCACTCGCATACGGGTATGCGAGAACAGTGGTGCGAGCTCGGCGCCGCGGTCGCCCCCTAACATCGACCGCGGCGCTCGGGCCTTTCAACAGGAGACCCGACCCATGACCAAGCAAATCGCGTACACCGCCGTCCACTGGCTCGGCACAGACCGACTGATTGAACACTTCGAGGCAGGCAGCCGGCGCGCAGCGCTGGAAGCGTTCGGCGATATGGGCTGGAACGCCTACGACGATCGCAAGCTGTTCGCTGGACACAAGACGGAGCAGGATATCAACGAATACGAGGCGCGGACGCGCAGCCAGTGCAACTGCGGTGTCCCGAATCAGGTGCAATGCGACGAACACGGACCGCGCGAGTAGCTGACCCCGCCGGCTGCGCCATCCCCTCGGGAGCGGCGCGGCAGGATGGGCCAACGTGGCTCGAGCAAAGGAGACCCAACCCATGGAAAAGCAGATACGCGCGGTCGATTGGCAGCAGGTGCAGGTTGAGCGCAAACCGCTGCAGGCGCAGGACCACCCGATTCCGACCATGATCATCAACAACGCCGACTGGCAGAGCGACGCGCCAGCGTTCCGCGACCTGGAGCGCGCCATCCGTCGCGCTGCTGACGACCTGGACGGCCAGGGCGAGCGCTCGTGCCGCATCGCCACGCAACTGCTAACGGCCCTGGCCCTGTATCACGCCGAGGTGGGAACATGAGCGCGATCGAAACGTTCGGGTTCCGCGAGGCGGAGCATGTAGCGATGCAGGAGGCGCTGCGCGCGCTGATCGATCTGGCCCATGTTCGCGGCCGGCTCGCTGAGCACCTGCAAGAGAAATGCACCGACCTGCACAGCGAGGTGCTCCAGGTGGAGAAGGCCAAGGAGGAGCAGGAGGCCGAGTTCGAGAGGCGAATCGGCAACCTGGAGAGGGCCAGCGAGACGCAGTCAGAGCGAGAGGGTCGCATTCTGACGGCGTACAAGAACCTGATCGACCGGCTGCCGCGCTGCGACCAGAGCAAGGCTCGCGACAGCATGAACAACGCGCTCGCCGAGGAGATACCGTTTTGAACCGGCGCAGGCCACTCTACGAGCAGCCGAACCGGGCGGCTCGCATCGCGAAAGGCATCGCGGTTTTCATCGTGGCGCTGGCGTTCGCTGCGCTGCTGTCGGTGGATGACTACGAGGCGCCGCGGCCGGCGCTGCGGGGTGCGCCATGAGCGCGGTTATCCACGCCGAGGCGCTGACGCAGGCCATCGGCCAAGCCTTGTCCTCGGCCTGCGTCGCTGTGTTCCTGGACGCGGCCGGCGTAGAGATCGATCGGGTGCGCGCCAGGGTCAACGGTACGTCGCTGGAGTTTCTGGAGTCGCGCATCCTGGCGGCTCAGCCTCGCTACTTGTCGCTGCAGACGGAGGCTGGCGCCGAGCTGATCCGGTACACGTATCCAGCGCCGGTGCCTGCGCCGGACATCGAGCTGATATCCCTGACTATCACCGATGAAACGCCCCAAACGCCCCAACGGTAGCCGGTGCGACTGGTGCCAAAAGGTGAAGTGTCGGGCAGGGCGCCCGCTCTGCGCAAAGGCGCGGGCGCCCTATCTGTGCCACTGCCCTGGGGTCACCTGGAGCGGCGGCAAGCCGCGGCCCGAGCTCGACCAGGCGAGCGCCCGTCGCAACGACGAGATCAAGGCGCACAACCCGCCGCACCGGCGCGGCTCGAGGTGCGGTAAGTTTGGCGTCTGCGAACACCACAAGGACCATGCCGCGCTGATGTGGGCGCAGGTGGACGAACCCGTGAGAAAGCGAGCATGAGCGACCCCAACGAAAAACCCTGCCCGTGCTGCGGCGCCGAGGCCGGAGAGCTGTGCGCGTACTCGTGCAGGGATGCGATACTCACAGGCCGAGACCAGGAGCAGGAGTGCGACCTGGACCTGAACACAACGAACGACTGGGAAAGTATCCCGTGAACAACAAGGAGACAGCGATGCAACTAAGAACGATTCTCACAATGGCGCTGCTGCTGGCGCTGGGCTGCGGCAGCGAAGCCCCGGAGCAAAGGCAGCGAGGGCAATGGATCGGCGTGCTGCCCGAGAACCCGATGCCGCACACGCAATATCGCGCCGACGGCTGCGAGGAGGTGGACGACTTCGAGGCGCCTCACGTTGGAAAACCTGGCTACGACTACGACGGATGCACCAAGAGCGACCGCATGGCGCAGGTTGCGCCGTTCGAGGATGACTACTCCGGGAAGCCGGAGGCCAGCGGCGACATCGGCGAGCTGCAGCAGCCGATCACTGTTCTGCAGGGCACCGGCTCAGCAACGCCGATCTCCGTGAACAGCTCGCAGCAGATCACTGGCTTTCTGCCTGGCGGCTGCCCGGTGCTGAACGGCTGGACCACGGCCATGCCATTGCGCGGCAACTGCCTGATCCCGAATCGCGTCGCTGCGCTGAACTACAAGGTCTGCCCGTCCTGTTACAACTCCGACAACGCGGGATACGTCAACGCTCGAATGATTGCAGCGTGGGGCGCATGGTCGCGACCCATCACCTGCGGCGGCGTGACGGTAACGCCGCAGTTGAAGGACGGCACACTGGCCGAGCTGTTCTCTTTCCCCACCCCACAGGAGAACTACGACAACGCTCGGATCCTGGTCTACCCTGTGTCTGGAATCTTTGCCGCCGCTCGAATGAGCGTGGACAAGGACTTCATTGTTGGCAAGACGCCTATCCGAAACGGCGTGCGTTACTGGGGTTGGGATTACGCCGCGCTGGAGATCGATCACCAGGTGGTCGAGAGCGTGAAGCTGCCGGCGTGCGTTTCGGAGACAGACCCGAAGCTCGCCCAGAAGCTTAAAAACGGCTACATTTGGATTCTTACGCACGAGCTCGGTCACGCCTGGGGCATGATGCACACTGACACTGGCGTGATGCGCAGGGGCCCAGCTACCCCGTGCTCCCAGGTATTCGCAGAAGGCTCCACGCCTCCGGTGCTGGCGGCTATGACCGTCAACGAGAGAATGATCGCGGCCAGCATCCGGGACAGCGGCGGGTTTTCTGTGATCCCGCCGACGCTGCCGGACACGCCCACGTGCAACCCGGCTGGGGTCACCGTTCCGGGTGTTCCGGATGACATGGCGGTTGTGAACTTCTAACCCATTTCCCCGCGCGCTGAGTCCTGCTGATCAAGCTGTGGCCACAGCCGGCGCGCGGGGGAAACCTTCCGAGTCTCTGTCTGCGCACCGGTTGAGCCTATACGGTGCGTGCTGAATGGGTGTGATCGCGGCCCAGGGTGCAGCGTGCAAGCGAGGCAGGTCGGCGCGCAGACAGAGGAGACGAAAGGCGAACCCAATGAACGACTACAGCAACGCTGGGCAGAACGAGAGCAGGCGGCCCCAGGATTACGCGGCAATGGGGCAGGGGCAGACCGGAAACGGCGGAGGGCACGGCGTGTGCCGCGACACGATCAACAGCCTGGAGAAGCGGCTAGAGGCTGGCTCCAAGCTGCTGCAGCAGTGGGTGTCTCACGTCGCAGAGACGGAGGCGTTCCTTGCCGGCGGGCAGCCGGTGTGTCTGCGATGCGGCGCACTATGGAAGCCGTTCCCGTACGTGACCGTGGGGGTGGCTGCCGCGTCGGAGCCAGAGGACGTGCCGCGGCCGAGCCCGTACCACGCTCCCGAGCTCTGGACGCAGGCGCAACGCGACAAGTATGGGCAGAGCGCCACCGCTCAGACACACTGGAAGGACGCGGGGCGCTGCGTGGGACTGATTCCGCCGGGCTCGTTCGTCAAGGTGGTGGAGGCTTGGCGCAACGGAGAGCATGAGCTGCTGAGCGTGCAGCCTGTGCCCAACGCGGACAGCGTGTCGCATGACCAGGCGCGCGAGATCCTGTCGCGGTTCAATGCGAGCCACTTCAACAACAAGACCGAGCACGCACGGTACTCGATTCCGGCGCGGCCCGAGGACGATGACATTTCGCTCGCGCGCTACATCGACCAGAACCGGGAGCGAGAGGCGGAGCTCGGGCGCTTGCGCGCCAGGGTGGTGCAGCTGGAGCAGTACGCCAAGGCGCAGGCCGAGGCGAACCAGGTGCTCGCCGAGTGCGCGAAGCCTGTCGAGTCAGACCAGGAGAAGGAACAGCGCCAGGCGCAGGCTGTGCAGATGGCGCCCAACACGCCGCTGCAGGCTGTGCGGTCCAAGATGGCGGCCACCAAGCGCGCGGCCAGCGGACACACCGGCGCGGCGCACACTGAGATCCTGGCGTCTGGGTGGGTCGAGCTCTGGGAGATGCTGCGATGACCGGGCCCGAGCTGCTGCGGGCTCGCGGCTGGCGCTGCAAGACCATGCACGTTCTACATAGCTGGGAGCAGCGCGAGATGTGGGAACATCCTCAGCAACCCGAGCTCTATCACTCGTTCGAGAGCGCCATCGTCAGCGAGGCTTGGTTTCTGATGAATCAGCGTCAGGCCTGCTGCTGCGGCGCCAACGACCGTCCGCGCCAACCTGATACGCGCCACACGCGCCAGCTCAGCTGCACCAAGGCTGAGCGAGACTTCCTGGATACGGTCAGGGAGCACGGCCTAGGCCCTGGTGTCGGCGAATGCCAGGCTGCGTGGACCCTGGTGGTGGAGGAGCCGAGGCCGAGCGCCGCGCATCTGCCCAACGACGGTAGGCCCGGCGGGCGCTGCGGCATCCGTACCAGCGGCGACCACTGGTGTACGCTGTACCACGGCCACGCTGGCGAATGCTCCACGCCGTGTCCGTGTGGCGACGAGGGCGCAACGTGGCACCCTGTTGGGCACTGCATGGGCAGAGGGTGACGAGCGGTGCAGTACTTGGGTGGAAAGAGCAGGGTATCCAAGCAGATTGCCAGTGTCATCGATCGACAGAGAAGGCCTGGACAGCTCGTCTGGGATCCGTTCTGCGGCGGCCTTAGCATGAGCGCAGCTCTTGCGAAAAACGGGCCTGTGCATGCCACCGACCTGTGCCTGCCTCTAATTTCTTTGTATCGCGCAGTGCGCAATGGGTGGGTTCCTCCAAACCATGTGTCTCGCGAAGAGTACGAACTAAGCAAATCTCTCCCTGACACCGATCCCATGAAAGCGTTCTGTGGGTTTGGGTGCTCTTTCGGCGGCAAATGGTTTGGTGGATACGCTGGTCAGCGGCGAGACCGCCCGGAGCACGGCATACGAGGGCTGACATGGGCTGCGAGCGCGGCTAGATCGCTGGCAAAACAAGTGCGTCTTGTGAGCGGCTTCGACTGGGTCGACTTTCTGAGCATAGAGCCGCGCGTGACAGACGCGATCATTTATTGCGATCCTCCGTACGCCGGCACAACAGAGTTTTCTGCCGTCGCTGGGTTTGATCACCGTCTGTTCATTCGACGGGTCATGGAATGGTCTAGGTTCACTTCCGTTTTCGTGTCCGAGTATTCTTTTGATGCTGGTACGCTGCAATGGGAGGCCAAAGCCAGCGGCAGCTGCGGCTTGGCCCCCAAAGCAACAGAGCGCCTATTTCTGTGTCGCCCCGGGGACCCTCTCAAGTGACGCGCACCTTTACGGACGAGTTCTTTTCGGTGCTGTACAGCGAACCCATGGCGCGCATGGTCTACCTGGACGCCGTCTCGAACGGCACCTGCAGGCTCTTGCGCGATGGCGTCGTGCATCGCCCGATACGCTACGGCCTCGGCGACTTCCGTTGCGACGGCGCACCCTGGTTCTCTGACCCTGGTCCGCTGGACGCGCAGCTATGAAGCTCTCCGACGCTGTGCGCGCCGAGGGTTTCGCGTTTCGCGTTCTCAGGCGCCCCAACAGCGTGAAGGGCGCGCTCGGCACCGGCACGCCTCACCAGCAGGCGCGCGTGTACCGATGCGGTTCGCGGCTCGGCATTGCCTGCAAGGCGGACAGCTGGGAGCATTGCTACTCGGTCTCGCACGAGATCGCTGAGTCGCGGCACGGGTTCAGGCATACCGAGCTCATGTTCTGCGAACAGGCGAACCTGCTCGCGCGCTGGCACCGGCTGCGCCCATGAAGACCGACCCGCTGACCCGCGCCGAGCTCTCGTTCCGGGCCATGCTGTCGCCAGCGAAAAACTCCCGGGGACGCTACGACTCGAGCACCAGTGCCGAGTACAGCCTGTGGGCGCGGCGTGTCCGTGCTGCGTGGGCAGAGCGAGCGCTGTGCTGGTGGCATCCCGCCGAGGGTCGCTGGCTCATGTGGCCACCGTACGTGGACGAGAACGGCGACGGCCCCAAGGAGCTCCGCGGCTACGTTCGCGACCACCCAGAAGCAGAGAGACACATCCCCGGGGTTTCCAGCGATTCCGCCCCTCCTAGGCGCGAGCAACCCGCTATCCGTAGGGGCTTACGGGGGCGATAGCGCGGCGTCAATCCTTCTGGCATGCTTAATGGCCGGATTCCGCGTTTGAGAGCAACCCCAGGCAAACACACAACGTGGGCATAAACATACCGTGACAGTGCGCTGGCAGTTACAGACACGGCGCAAACCGGGCCCAGTGCCTCGAATCGAGGACCCGGCGTTCCGTTCCAGTGTGGTTGCGTGCGCGGCGAGCGGCGCGAGTCGCAAGGCCGTGGCGGCAATGGTTGGTGTGCCGGAGAGTACGCTACGTGGGTGGGTGGAGCAGGGTCTCGCATACCCAGACTCGGAGCCCTTCGGCTCGTTCGCGACCGCGTACCGGCGCGCTGAGCGCGGCCTTGAGTTCGCTGCCAGTCAGACGGAGGCACACCGCGTCCGGCTGCTGCTCGAGGCGATGACGGGCTATGCAGAGTGGCGAGACCACCGCGGCCCCGAGCCGCTGGAGCCCGAGGCGCCGCGCAAGCCACGGCCGCCAGACGAGAACCTACCCGAGGAGGAGCTGTTCGAGGCCCACATCCTCTACGATCTGCAGCTCGAGGACTGGAAGCGGCAGACGGCCGAGCTCAGCGACGCGCGCGCCAGGTGGGCCAAGCTGCACGCAGCCTGGAGCACACCGCCCGTCGTGCCCCCGCTCCAGGAGTTCGAGTGGCTGGGGCGTCTGAAGGAACGCCGGTGGCCCCAGGACCACGGCGCGAGCAAGCACAGGCAACCCGAGCCGGACCACGACGCAGCCAACTACCTGGATGCACACGCCATGGACCGCGAGCAGCTGGCCGCGCTGCTGAGCGACCCGCCCGAGGTGGTGCGCCAGGCGCTCGTGGACGTGGCGCCGAAGGTGTACGCCGTCCTGCTCGCTGGCGGCTTCGACCCAGAGGCGCCAATAAAAGAACCCGAGGAGCTGGACTAGCGGGCCTCCTGTGCATATGCTCCACGGGTTAGCTCGATGACGGTTTGACGGTTTCGGTTTGGGTCATAGGGGCGGCTGGAATGGGTCCAGCCGCCACGAACTAATTTGGAGGGCTGATGGCCAGCGAGATCCGCGTGTACCTGGTTGATGTGAACGTGTTCCACTCGGATCGCTACGAGGGCTCGCGCGTCGTGGAGGAGCGGGCTTACTCCGCCGAGGACGCAGTCACGCAGGTTCGGACGCGCGGCAACGGAGGCGGCACGCTGCGCACGGACGTTCGCGGCGTGCGACCCAAGGAGCCCGAGCCGTCTGGTTGCCAGTGCAGCGTGTGCGTGGACGGCGGGCTAGGCAGCAAGCGGTAGCCAGATCTCGGGCTCGTCCGGCGTCCAGATGCGCCGCAGGTTGTCCACGTCCCCGCCGGCCTCCTCGATTGCGCGCGCAAGCTCGGCCTCGTACTCGGCCATTTCCTGCGCCGTCTCGTACTCGGGCGTTCCGGGCATGGGCCCGTCTTCTCCCTTGGGGAAGTGCTCGGCGAAGTGCGGCGTAGCGCCGTACAGGATGGCATCCCAGCAGTCATCGTTGCAGCGCGGGCTGTGGTCCTTGCGCTTGTCATCCCAGACCAGGTGCATGGACTCCTCGCGCGCGTCCATGCAATCAACCTGGTGCAGCTGCACGTCTCCGTTCCGAATGCCGGACTGAACGAGCTGGATGCGGCGCAGCTTGTGGGCCTTGTCGGCGCACTGGATGGGCAGCCCCATCTTCTGAAGCGTGCGCTCGATCAGCTTGCCGGCGCTCGTGCCGTCGATGTGGACGCTCGCTTCCGGGTACCGCTTCAGCAGCTGGGAGACGTACTCGGCGAGGCTGTGGACGGTCATGTCCGAAAGGCGCTTGGCTTCGCGCACCCAGACGTACGGCAGCGTTCGGTTGCTGGCGCAGACGCTCACCGCGGCGTGGTCCAGGTCGGGTGTCTCCTCGCTGTGCGAGCCCAGGTCGACACCGATCGTCCAGAAGTCTGGGCGGATCGGGAACTCGGAGAAGCTGTTCTTGGGCGTCAGCTTGTAGATGAGCGCGCGCAGGTCGAGCACCCATTGCCCGAGGTACTCCCGCACGAACGCCGTTGGCAGCAGCTTCCAACACGCTGGGTCGTTGATCAGATCCAGCACGCTCTCGCAGTGGCTCGGCCACGTCCTGCGATCGGGGACGCCGCGCATTCGGTTCAGCGTGTCAGAGAAGAACTTGAGCACGTTGGGCATGTGCGGGTTGTGTCGCGCATCCCAGCAGAACAGCGGATAGGTCGGGTCGTCCCCGCTGCTGAGCTCGTACCACTTGCCGTGCGGCACTGGGCCTGGCGTGCCACCGGCGAACCACAGCCCATTAAAGTCGACTAGGCGCGGCTCCACGCATTCGTGAATGTCGTACTCCAGGAGCTTGTTGTTGATGCTCGCGCATTCATCCCAGCCGGCGGCAACCCACGGCGTTCCACGCCGCTTGTTGCACTCGTTCACGTCCTTGCAGCCGCGGTAAAGCAGCTTGTAGCCGTTGGGCCAGAGAAACCACCCGTCCCCGCGGCGTTCCTCTATCTTGGTGTTGTAGAGCCGATTGAACTTCCACACCGCGGGCGAGAGAATGTCGCGGCTGCGCTCCGAGCTGATCGTCACGAACACGCTGGCCTGATTCGGGTGCGCCGCGCTGACGCTGTGGAAGCGCCCGAGCATGCTGGTCGACTTGCCACCGCCGCGGCCGGCGCGGGCTATCGCACCTTGGCGCCTGCAGTTGGCGAACGCCCGAGCTCCTTTGAACCCCGGGTGAGCCAGCCGCGGCATCCCATCCAGCATTTTGGCCCAGCCGGGTGACATCACGCCACCCATGCGCCCGACTCCCTGCTTGATGAGGGCTTTGACCCTCGGGTCGGTCACGGCTAAGCTGTGCCCCCATGGCGACGAAAAAGACGGCGGCGAAGGTTCAGGAGCGCAACAAGGACTTTATCAACTGGTCGCTGCGCGAGCCGGCGAAGGCTGCCGCCAAGGCCTGGGAGATGTGTGCTCGAGCGGAACGCACCCTGGGCTGGCGCCACATGATGGCCATGCGCGGCGCGCTCGCGTACAGCGGGAGCGGCCTTGGCGACCTGTTCGAGAACCTGCAGTTCGATCACCCGATGACGGACGCTGGGCGCAAAAGCAAGGCGTCTCGGAAATACAGCGGGTTCGGCAGCCGCGCCAGCGAGCAGCATGCGCGGGCCATGGTGGAGACTGTAGTAGAAAAGCTGTTTGGGATGGACGAACCCAAAACGCAGCTGGTGGCGTCCGATGCTCCGTGGGAGGTGCGCCGGCAGGGCATCTGGGCGGATCGGTTCATCGAGGGCACGTACCATCTGGAGCAGGGAGCCTACCTGGACTTTTGGGATATGGCACGCCAGGCGGCGCTGCTGGCCTATTGCAGCACGGGAACAGCGGCTATCCGCACCGAGCCGGACTACGTCACCAAGCGCGTCCGGAACAGGCTGCGCAGTACGCTAAACACCTTCATTGACCCTGCCGATCGGGGCTTCGACAAGCCGCTGAGCTACTTCGATGTGACCTGGGAATCGCCCGAGTACCTGTGCGAGGACGAGCGCTTTCAGGGCCAAGAGGACCTTATCTGGTCTCACGCCGTGGTCCCGCGCCACCTGCAGTCCGGCACGTACGACGGGGCCACGTTCGACACGCCAATGGTGAAGATCCTCACGGCGTGGCGTCTCCCGTTCGGCAAGTTCAAGGGTCGGCACGCCATTTTCATCGGCGCCAAGGGCGAGAACAACGGCAAGGACTCTCTGCACTGGGAGGACTGGGAGTACCCGGAACCACCGCTCTCGTTCCTGCGCTGCAACCGCTCGATCGGTGACGACTTCTGGGGCGAGAACATGATCGAGATCGCGCTAAACCCGCTGCGTGACGCCGAGGAGGTGGACGAGATTGCACAGCGCACGATGCGCCGCACCAGCCAAACCAACATCAACATCGACGGCACCACCACAGGGCTCCCGCCCATCTACAACGCCAAGGACGTTGCGGTGTTCCGGTACGACTCGAAGAAGGGCGAGAAGGCCCCGGAGGTGCAAAAGCCCGGCATCCTGAACGGGGATTACTTCGACTACCAGGCGCGCAAGATCGGCGTGGCTCACGAGCTCGTAGGCGTGTCGCTCATGCACCAGGCCGGCGAAGTGCAGGGCGCCGCAGGCAACCGGAGCGGGCGCAGCATTCGCCTGGAGGCGTCCATGCTGCCGGAGCGGTTCGCGCGCAAGCTGCGCTACTTCCGCAACTTCGTGGCCGTGGACTGCGCCAAGAACCACATCCGGGCAGCGAAGCAGATCGGCAAGGTGGACCCTGATTGGCAGGTGACCTGGAAGGGGATGGACTTCGACGCCAAGGTGCCGGTGAAGGTGCTCGACATCGACATGACGCAGTTTCAGATGCGCCCCTATGCCGTCTCCGAGCAGAAGAACACGCCAGCCGATCGCGCCTCGGCGGCCCAGGAAATGTACGACCGGGGCGAGATCAACGACGCCCAGCTGACCAGCATCCTCGAGGAGCTCTACGACACCAAGAGCGAGACCAAGCAGAGCACGGTCGAGCGCTCGTACGTGGCGAAAGTCATTGACGAAATCCTGCACGGCGACCCCAAGCTGGTGGAGGACGGGAACACGTACATGCGTGACCACTACATCCCGCCCATGCCCTGGAACGACCCGCAGGCGATGCTGGCGCAGGCGGCCCCGCGCTTCACCCAGGCGCTGATTGACGGCGTTCCGCAGGTTCGCCGCTCCTTGCTGCGCCGCTTCATGGAGGATATATGGGCGCTGCGACAGCAGCAGGTGCGAGAGGACAAGCTTGCCGAAGCCTCGCTGTCGATTGCGGCCAAGACTGCTGACCCGTTCTCGGCCGCGGGAGCTCTCCCCAGTGTCCAGCAAAGCCCAGCAATCGACGCTCTCGGCGCCGGCCCCGCTCCAGGAGCCCTGCCCCCTGCACCCGTGGGCGCCGCCCCTGCGCCGGCCCCCATCAATGCCCCCGGCGCTCCCGGGCTGGCCTGAGCTCGACGCCGAGGTGTGGGCGCTGCTACAGGAGGCAGTGCCCGCCCGTCGGCTCGTATGCTAGGCTGGCAGACACCCACGAAAGGCTAAACCGTGACGAAAGCAATGAGCGCGGCCAAGCGCAGAGAGCTGGCGCGAGACCGAAAGGCGTTCGTGCGCCTGCAACTCCGCATCCTGCGAAAGGCTGACCTGCACGGCCCCTACGGGCAGGAATATCTGGACGAGTCGACACAACGCCGGCTCGCCAACATCGAAAGCGAGCGTCGCAGGCTGGCCAATGGCCGCTGAGCGCTCGCACCACCCAGAGGCAACCAAGGTCCATGGCGAAAACCACCAGTACACAACCCGCGGCGGCTGCTCCGAGCGCAGCGCCCGCGAGCTCGACCCCCAAGCCCATGGCCTCCAGCCAGCCAGCGGCGACCACGCAGACGCCCATGGTTCCCGCGGCGCACACGCCTACCCCCGCGCAGCAGAACCCCACGCCGACGCATCCTAGGACCGTTGCGCCCTATCTGCCGGAGCCTGATCCGAATGCGCCAAAGGACCCCACCAAGGCTTTCGCCGAGCGTCAGAAGCTGGCGATCAACTCTCGGCTGGACGGAGCGCAGCGCGCGAGCGTCGCTGACGCCACCGAAGCCCCAGCCAAGCCGAAAGCGCCCAAGCCGGCGGCAGCTCCTGCTGCAGCAGATGAGCAGGCAGGGCAGCAAGCGAACGCTGCCGCTCCCGTCGTCAATGCGGCCGCGGCCGTGGTTCCTCCCGCCGGCACCGCTCCTGACGGGGGCACTGCTGCGGGGGACCTATCGGCGGCTTACGAGCTCAAAGCGTTCCGTAAATGGGCGGAGAACAACCCGGAGGAGGCGGCGAAGCTAGGCCGCGCCGTGTTCCAGGTGGAGCCCACCGAGGGCTTTATCAAGCTGCAGAACAAGGCCCGGAAGGTGAAGCAGGAGATCGAGGAGAAGCACACCGCCAGCGCCACCAAGCTCAAGGAGCAGGCTGACAAGATCGCCGCGGACCTGCAGCAGGCCGAGACCATTGCGGGCCAGGTGCGCTGGCTCGGCGACATGTGGGCAGCGTCGACCAAGAAGAACGCCAAGGGCGAGCCCGAGCCGGACTTTGACATGGTGGACGAGTCCTTCAAGCAGAACACCGGCGGCATGGACCTGGATACGTACCTGCGCCTACGAGCTCGGCGCGGCGTCTCCAACCCCGAGCAGGCCAAGCTGCGTGCCCAGGTCGCCCGCCAGGAGCAGGAGCTTGCGGCGCTCCGGGGCAAGCCCAAGGAGCCCGCCGAGAACGCGTCCGCGGCGCCCCCCACCCCAGCGCCGGCAGCGGCCGCGCCCATCTCGAGCGCCGAGGCGGAGACCCTCTGGGGCGGCGAGATCCCCAAGAGCCACCAGCTGCGCGAGTTCAGCGGCTGGGCTGCGGACCTAGACAAGGAGATGAAGCGCTACCATGACGAAACGCTGGACGAGTACAGCGTTGACGCCGAGGAGATCGCGAACGAGCTGCTGCAGCGCAAGCTGGCCGCGCTGACGCCGGCACCTGCCCCCGCTCCCAAGCCTCCGACGAACGGAGCGCGGCGCCCCAACACTCCCAAGAACCGGCAGCAGCAGCCGAGCACAACCCCGATCGGGGACGGCATCCCGTCGGCGGCTGAGATGACGCCGAAGGTCAGCGCTCGACCCATCCCGCGCGCGCCGGCAAACCACGTCCCCGGCACGGAGGACAACATCTACGACGCGGGCGGCGACGCGCCCAGGGGCTACAAGGAGCGGGAGCGCTGGGCTATCGAGCGGGCGCAGCGCCGAGCTCGGGGAGAGCAGGTGGACTGATGGACGAGTCAAAGCTGCCCGAGCTACCAGAGGACGCCCCCTACCTCGAGATGCTGCGCGCTGCGCGGCGTGCCGAGGTGGAGGGCTTTGCCAAGCGCCACGCGCTGTACTGCCGGGGCGCTGACTGCGGGTTCTGCGCGGCTGTGCGCGCTGGCAAGCTGGCGGAGGACGCGCCAACCCTGGACCTGGGCGAATACAGGCCGGGCAGCGACCCTGACGCCGTGGAGCGAGCCGAGCTGGAGGCCCGCTTCGGGGACAGACTGGACAAGGCCATTGCGGCTCACCCTGACGCCGTGGAGCGCGGCGTAGAGATGCCGCTGGGCTTCATGCCCAACAAGCTGGAGAACCGGCACACGCGGCTGGCAGCAACCGCACAGTGGCAGCCGCCCAAGGTCCAGGGCCAGGCGTACTGGTCGGAGGAGCTGCCGCCGGAACACTTCGAGGCGTTCGCCCTGGGCATGATCGGAACGAGCGGCGACGGCGAGCGGGTGAGAGTTACCCGTATCGATCGGGAGCGCATGCGCGTATACTTCGAGCCTGTCGCCGAGAAGATGCCCACCCGGCGCGAGCTGGTGAAGCAGCGACAGAAGCAACGGCGCGGCGTGATCGACATCGAGGCGCGGCGCCTCCAACGAAAGGCAAGACAGTGAGCAACGACAGCAAACCGAACACGTATCAAACGTTCTCGCAGCAGATCGCAGCGCAGAGCAGCAAGGACATAGATCGGGCGCTGGAGGGCGACCCACGCGCCAAGCCGCACGAGCGGATCGGCGGACTGGTGGAGCAGTCCAGCACGATCAGCGGCGAGGCCTATCGCGGCCTGGTGCATTCGGACTGGAAGCAGCGTGCGCGCGAGCTCGGCGTGGACCCGGACGAGCCGGACGATCACCAATACTGGTCAGCGCTCCACATGGCGCAGCAGTTCGTGGAGTCGTTCAAGTATCACCAGCCGACCCCGGTCCAGATTCAGCGGATCTCGAACATCCGCAACGCCCACATCGCGTGCCTGAAGGTCATTCTCCAGAACGTGGAGGGCAGCGCGGACCGGACGGCAGCCATTCGCAAGCTGCATGAATCCATGATGACGTGCAACAAGGCGATCGTCTGCGAGAGGCCGGTGCAGCCGTGAGCGGCGAACGGGACAAGGCTCTCGGCGAGTTCCGGCAGCAGATCGGAGGCATCGATCCGGTGCTCGACCAGGCAGCGGACTACGGTCGCGCCATCAAGGCGACTCAGGACCTGGCGCGTCGGCAGGGCCAGGTCATGAGCGAGGCGCTGAGCAACAACCACCTGCTGTACCACACGAACAAGGCGCTGAAGGAACAGCTCACGGCCGCGACCCGCGAAGCTTCTGCCGCGCGCCATCGCGTTGCCCAGCTGGAGCAGCAGCTTGCGGCAGCGCAGGAGTACGCGGCCAAGCTGGAGGCGGCCGGCGGCGACCGCTTCCAGGCGCTGTACGAGCAGTGCAGAACCGTGCTCCTGCAGAGCCTCCACGACACGCTGCAGCCGGACGAGCTCAAGGACAAGCTGGACGACATGAAGAAGCAGGCCGAGGAGCTCCGGGCAGATCCAACCATGCTGACGCTCGAACAGATCGAGAAGATCAGGGAGACATGATCTGCTCGAGCCCGAAGTGTCCGCCTTGCTCTCGGCGCCGAGCTCGGCGGGACTGGCTGGACGTGGCGTGCTTCTCTGCGTGCGGCATCCTGCTGGGCACGACCATACTCCTGCTGATCGCGCTGTTCACCGGCTGCGGCGGCCAGGCGGAGAGCGCGCCGCAGGAGCAGACCGCCGAGGCGCCTCCGCTGCACGAGGACCGCTGGTGTTGCACGCGCCACAACGCCTACAACGGCATACCCTACCTCGAGTGCGGTTTGCCGGGCGCCGAGCTGCCGGAGGACGCCACGGACTGCACCTGTGACGCCTACCTCGTGGACTGCGAGGGCGAGTGAACGACGGGCAGGAGCCGCCGGGTGCAACGCGCGAGATCGTGGCGCTGGCGCGGCGGCTTTTCCCCACCTGCAAGGTCGAGTTCCAACGAAACGACATCAGCGATCACTACGTGCTAGTGTTCTTCATTGAACCGAAGGACTTGACTTTTCAGAAACCGGCCGTCAGTTTGTAGGCACGCAACCCGGGCGGATTCCTGGGCGGGCGACGGGAGCCCAAGCACCAATCCCGAGCACCACGCCGGTGCAGGCCTTCGAGGCAAGATGGGCGAGCGCCAACGGACAGCGCGCAGACGGAAGCGGTTCCGATCCCCCCATCTCTCGAAGGCCTTTGCATGTCCACCTATCTCGATTCATTCGCGCACGACCTGTTTCCGGACGAGCGCAGTTTTCAGGCGTTCTCGTTCGTCAAGCGCCCCGTGCTCGCCAAGCTCGAGCAGAAGGTGCATGCCAGCGTAGGCAAGAGCTGGAGCTACCCGGTCCTGGTGCAGGCGTCGATCGCCCAGGGCACGACCCGCGCCGCGGTGCAGGAGCAGCAGGGCCAGGCGAACGACATCGCCAACTTTGACGGCGAGGAGTACACGCTGGGCTACTTCCCGCCCGGCTACAAGGGGGGTTTCGAGATCACCGAGTTCGACATGGCGCTGACGCAGGCGGCCGGAGGCGTGCCGGACGGCGCGTACATGGAGAACTTTGCGATCAAGATGCGCGAGCAGCCGAAGGAGTTCGGGCAGCGCCAGGAGCGCTACTTCCTGGGCAAGAGCGGCAAGAGCCTGGCTCTGACGACCGCCAACGGCGCGGGCGCCAACGGCACGACCAACTTTGCCAGCGGCTTCGTGCAGCTCGCGGACAAGCTGAAGATCGGAGCGTTCCGGCACGCTCAGATCCTCCAGGCGTCTCTCACGGATGCGTCCACGCCGTCCACGAGCTCGCTGCTGGGCTCGGGCGACGCGAGCAAGATCTACATCCGGAACATTGACATCGACAACGGGCGCCTGTTCGTCAGCTCGGCGTCTGGTGGCGCGCTGGGTCACGCGGCAATGGCCGTCGCTGCCGGCACGTCCGCGGTGTACCTGTTCAACCTCTCAGACTTCCAGGGCTCCAGCGGATACACGCCCAACGTGATGCCGCCCGGCGTGCAGGACTGGATTCCGAGCACGGCGTTCGACCCCGCCAACGCGGTGTGGTCCACGTCGTTCTACGGCGTGACCCGAGCTCGCGACTCGCGCACCGGTGGCTGGCGTCTGCCCGTCATCCCCGGCGAGCAGCTGGACGCGCTGATCATTCGCGCTCTCGAGCGCGCGTTCATGCTCTACGGCGTGGACGGCACGTACCAGGTGGTGATCAACCCCACGCGCTGGACGCAGCTCACGCAGATCGCCACGAGCAAGGGCTACCGGATGCTCAACGGGGCAACGGCAACCATCGGGTACAACTACATCGAGATCGTACACGGCGAGATGCGCGCCGAGTGCATCTCCTGCCCCAGCGCCGACGTGAACGACATCTTTTTCTTGAAGATGGACGATGACGGCTGGTGCGTGCGGAGCGTCGGCGGCGGGTGGCCCAAGATCATGAACGGGGACGGGCTGAAGCTGCTGCGCGCCTCGAATGATGACAAGTACGAGCTCCGCACGGGTTCGTTCTTTCACTTCGGGTGCCGAGGCATCAACCAGAACGGACGCGGGGACCTGACGGACATCGCCGCCTAACCCTCGGCTCTGTCACCGAAAGGAAACCCCAGAACATGAGTGGTCCTCGAATCGTAGCGCAGGCAGTGCCGCAGAATAACGCCTTTGCCGGGTGGCACGGGCGTCCGGTGCGCTGCCGGGTGTACGGCGTCGTTGCCGGCGGCAGCGGCGCTGTCACTGTCAGCGCGGCCAAGAGCACGATCGGCTGCACCGTCGCGCGCATCACAACCGGGCAATACCGGCTGACGTTCCCCGCTTGCAGGGACGTGGCCGACATCAACATCGACGTGCAATCGGTCGATCCCGATAGCGACGTTTCGCAGGCTGCGCAGGTGGACGCAGACTCGGCGGAAACCTACGCGGCCAAAGCGGCAAGCACCACCGGATCGGTTAAGTTCACCACCTACAAGCGCGATACCGGCGTGGACGATACGGAGCTAGCCAACGGCACCGTCCTGGACATCGCTTTTACCCTGGATTTGTAATGAAAAAGCTACTCCTGGTCTTGGCTCTGCTGTGTGGCTGCGACGACGAAACGATTCGCGAGAACTTCGTTCCGTACTTCGTGTGCTCCTATCTGCCGATGTGGATGGGTGACTGCCAAGACCAGGAGGTGATCGACAAGGCGCAGAACGTCCTGGAGCACGGGTTCACGGCGGCCCGTATCGAGTGCTCCTGCCGGTTCGACAGAGCCGGCGGCGGGCTCAGCGGCGTGCATGACTTCATGGCGTCCAAGCTTCAGGACGGCTCTTGCCTTACACAGAGTTCCGGAAGCGGAACCTATCTGTGGCCACGGTCAGACCCGAGATCGCTAACATGCGACTCCCACAAGGGCATGACCGAAGGTCTCACGATCGCAGAGGGCGGGCTGCTGAAATACGTTCCGGACAGCTCGTTCATTTTCAGCGAAACGGCGGACATCGAGACCTGTTGCACGGGTTTCAACCTCGAAGCCTTCGGCGTCGAGTAACCCAAAAAGACGAAAAGAAAGAGACGACACATGGGCGCAATTGTAGGAGCCGTTACCGGCACTTGGGATCCCAACATCGTGGACGGCGGGCCCGGCACCGTTCTCCGCGAGGCCAACAACAACGACCAGGAGGCGCTGGACAAGCTGGGTGACGAGCCCACGTTTCAGTGCCGAGCCTTCACCGACTCCGCCGAAACGGTGGACGTGCTGAACCTGAACAACCTCGGCGTGACGTGGCCCGTCAACAGCGTCCGCAACGTGCGGTGCAAGGTCTGGGCGCGCAACAAGGCCGGCACCAAGGCTGCCTATTCCGAGAGTCTGACCGTGATCATCGGCAACGGCGCCACCGCGGCAGCGCTGAGCGTCGCGACCGCTGGCGTAGGCCTGACGGATACGCGGTTCGTGGCGCGTGTTCCACTGGTGGGCAGCGCATCGGCGACCGTGCAGACGGCAGCGGCGGCGCTCAAGTTCATCTCAGCGGTTCCGGTCATCACGGGGAGCAAGGTCGTAGTGCGACTCTCCGGCGGCCTGACGGCTGTGGACTTGAATTGGGTGGTGGAGGTGCAGGTCGGGCGCTTCCGGGTTCTGACGACCCCGATTGCAACCGCGGGCTCGTAAGCGTAGAAGGCGGTTTCCAACGAAAGGCTAAAAACATGATCGTCTCGACAACCCTCGCGGGACCAGGAGCGGAGAACACCATCGCGGATGCTCTCCGCTCCTGCATCGGACTGGCAAACGTGCATCTCGTCGTCTTCTCCGGCGCTGACCCCGAGAAGACGATTCCCGTCATCGACAGCGTTTTAGGGACGCGGCAAGACGGCGGCTGGGTCTCGTCCGAGCTGGAGTGGAGCGGCCACTACGGCGACGCGCGCAACGCTGCGCTGCAGCTCGCCGAGCTCGTGGCGGGCTCGCGCGGCGAGGGCTCCTGGGCGCTGACGCTCGACTGCGACGAGCGGCTGGAGATCCCCGGCTTCGACTTCGAGGCCACCGACTTTACCGGCGTTGACTGCTTGACCGTCATCGAACGGGACCTGCAGTACCAAAAGCCGCGCTACATCCGGCTGGGCAACGGAGCGCACTGGGTGGGTCCGTGCTCGGAGCGGCTGGTGGTGAAGGGGCGCAAGGCCATCATCCCCGGCCAGTTCTGGGAGCTCCCCAAGACGCCCGAGCAGGAGCGCGCGCGCATGGAGCGAGGCATCGAAAAGATGCCGGCCATGATCAAGGCCGAGCCTGGGGAGCACCAATGGCGCCGGCATTACGCCGAGTGCCTGATCGGCGTTGGGCGCCTGGACGAGGGCATGCAGCAGCATTTCGAGATCAGCCTTGATCCCGAGATGGACGTAAACGCGCTGGCCTGGAGCAACTACCGCCTCGCCGAGCAGGAGATTCTGCGCGAGCGGTATCAGCCGGCATTCAACCGCTGCGCGTACTGGTTGGCGCGCTGCCCGGGATTCATCCAGGAGTTTGGTTGGCTGCTGGCGCACCTGCACGCCAAGGCCAAGCAGCACCAGGAGGCGATCACCTGGGCAGAGTACGCGCTGAACGCGCCGATCGATGACACTCGCGGCGGCCACCGGTCGCCGACCTGGCGCGCGGGATGTGAGGCGCTGCTGGCGTCCGCTCGGCCAGCTGCGCCGGCGCAGGAGCCCGTCACCTGGTCAGAAAAGGACTTCCAGCGCCGCGAGGCGTTCCAGAGCGATTACGAGACCGTGGTCCGGGCGCTGCGGCTCACGCTTCCGTTTTCCAGCCACCTGGACCTTGGAGCGGGAAACGGCCTCCTAGTGGCAGCCATGCGCAAGGGCGGGCATCACTCGATGGGAGTGGAGGCGAACCCCGCGGCGCTCGGCGCCATGCCCAAGGAGCTCCAGGAGCGGATCTCGATCGCCCCCCTCGAGCAATGGGGCCAGGCAGACTCGCCCTACGACCAGCTGCACGATCTCGTCTCGTGCGTGGAGGTGGCCGAGCACATCCCCGAGACGCAGGCTGACGAGCTCGTAGCGCACTGCTGCGCGCGCTCCACGCGCTGGGTCTACTTCAGCGCGGCGCCTCCGGGGCAGGGAGGACACGGCCACATCAACGAGCAGCCGCCCAGCTACTGGCTGTCCAAGTTTGCGGCGCGCGGGTTCGTGCTGCAGGCAGACGAGACCGATGCGTTCCGCGCCAGGCTGGCGGACATCAAAACCTGCTGGTGGCTACGGCGCAACGCGCTGCTGCTGCGGCTGGAAACCCAACAGTGACCGGAGCAGGGGCGGAGCGTTATTAGCCTTTCGGGCCGCCCCTGCTCTGTCAGACAACCAACGAACCCCAGGAACGACAAGACATGATCCACGCGCCCAACATGATGGTAACCGAAGCGCTGCGGAACGCTGCGCAGCCTGGCATGTTCGGCGCGTTGTCGGGCGCCATTGCCGCGGCGACCGCTGCCGACGCTGACGTGTGCGTGTTCGTGAACAAGGCGACGCGCGCCGTCGCTATCCCGAGCCTGATCGTCTCCGCGATGAGCGGGACCAACTTCACGAACGCCGCGGCCGTCGGCGTGAAGCTGTTCAAGGCAACCGGCATGGCCCTGGACACGGGCGGAACCAGCGTGCTGGCTCAGCTACGCAAAACGACCGGGTACGATGCCATCCCAGCCACCGAGATGGAAGGCATGGTTTCCACTACCGGCGCGATGACACCCGGCGCGCGCACACTCGCATCGCAGCCGTTCCATGTGGCCACGTTCGGCGGAGCCCAGTCGTTCGCGGGAGAGAGCCTGTGGGAGCCCCAGGACGGTCTGCCGCTGTCGCTCGAGGCAAACGAGGGCATCGTTGCCCAGCTGATCGCAGCCACGCCGGCAGGCGGAACCGTGTTCCTGCACGTGGGTTTCCCACTCTTCAGGTTCTGATCACCCTGCACCCTGCGGGTGATTGCGTTGGAGACAATCCGGACCCCGAAAGTGAGTTACACTGAAATGCAACACTATGCTGGAATTGCTAGCCGCGGAACCACTGCAGGAGTGCCAGCGCACACTGCTCGAATGCCAGCGCAGCCGGGAGCTGGCAGTTCGGGCTTTTTTGCTGCTTGTTGGGCTCGTCTTTTCGCTACTCGGGCTTGCCTGGAAAAACTGGATTACGACGAAATACTTGCGCGAGGCCTTGGCGCGCGGGGAGCGTCTGCACACCGAGCAACAGCGGAGTCTAATCGCCGACTGCTTCTCCAGGTGCAATCAGATGCAGCGCGATCTCTTGCAGACCTTTCTGCAAGAGCCGACGCCTACTCTGCGAGACTTGGTGGAACGTACCGATCGCGAGTTCTCAGCGAGGGCATCCGTAAGACGGTCCGAGGTGGACGAGTCGACAACGACGTTCCGGCCCCGCTAGATCCCGTCCTGATCGGGCTCTGAAAGGGTCGCCGCGTGAGCTACCAATTCCGTCGCGTCGAGGACCTGGAGGAGGACATTCGCTATCGCTTCGGCGTGGCGGGCGTCAAGAACCGTCACCCGTCCCCGCGTATCCGCAACCTGCACAACGTCAGCTGGCAGCAGCTCCGAACCATCGTGAGCCTGGCTGACGATGGCACGTTCCTGGATGCGACGGACCCCGACGACCTGCCGCTGACGGCCGCTGTCTCGGGTGAGGTGTACGCCGAGATTGACTGGCCCGTGCGCGCGTCTCGCATCTACGGCGTACGGGTCCAGAACAGCACGGCAGAGCGCTGGCGCCCGCTGAAAAAGATCCCGTGGTCGGCGTTCCACGACTTCCAAAACGACGCCCTGTTCGAGGGCTGGGGGCGGCTGCCGAACGTCCGCGCGTACTGCTCGCGCGCCATCCCCAAGAGCAACGGTTCGCAGGAGGTGACGGGCAAGATTATGATCCTGCCGGTGCCTCGAGGCGGGCTGTACCGGCTATGGTTCATGGAGGCGTGGCAACCCATCGTGGAGGACGGGGACCTTATTCCCGGCCACGAGGAGTGGCACGAATGGGCGATCTACAACACCATGATCAAGATGCTCGGGCCTGACGCCGACTCCAAGAAGCAATACCCCATCTGGAGCTCGGAGCGCGCGCAGGCCAAGATGCTGATCGAGGCCACTGCTGTTCGGCTCAGCGACGGCATGAGCCTGGAGCCCCGGGACGCGCGCGGCGACGGGGACGAAGACAACGGGTGGGGAGGGCCGCTCTGACGTGGGCGCAACACCATTCCGTCACCGGCCTTCCCTGCCTACCGATCCCAAGGCGATGGCGCGGGACATCTGCGCCCAGTTCAAGGCCGTGCAGAACGACCTGGCAGACCTGCGCGGGCAGGCGCCGCGAACCACCGGCATCCAGAGCGGGCGCAACGTGGCCGCCGGTATCGGGGAGCTCGTGCTTCTGTCGCCCCCCGCTGACGGGCAACTGGTCACGGTCCCCGCGGGCTCTGCCGAGCTCGTGGACAAGCGCATTCGGCTGGCTGTGGTGGGCGGCGTGCTGTCGCCCGGCGTTTCTGTCGCTGTGCTCGGCAACGGCGGGACGCTGAACGGCAACGCCACGCTGGCGATCACAACCCTCCGGCTCGTGGAGCTCGTTTGCGTGGGCGCCAAGGGCTGGTTTTTCTCAACCTGAAGGACGACATGGCAACTCTAACAACCGCGGCGCGCAATGCCGCTTGCGACGCAATCGTTGACCTGCTGGACGCGGGCAACGAGGCGGCACGCTTCATTTTGACGACGGTCAGCGGCGGCACTGGAACGACGCTCGCCACTATCACCCTGGACGCGACCGCCGCATTTGGCGCCGCGTCCGTTGGTGTGGCCACGCTGGACGTTTCCCCGGCGCTGTCAGACACCAGCGCAGACGCCAGCGGAACGGCCGCCGGCTGGGCGCTGCAGAGCATGAACAGCGGTACGCCAACCACGGTGATCAGCGGCAGCATCGGAACTGGTTCCGAAGATCTCGACATCGACAACACCACGATCGTTGCTGGGCAAACGGTCAACCTGAACGCAATCACGGTCACGGTGCCTGCGTCATGAGCGGCGCCGGAATGGTGGTCAAGCTGCCGCTGCGAGTGCGGGCCAGCGGGTTTCTCACTCTCGGGCCCAGGCCTGGAACGCCGGAGTTTGCCGAGGAGCAGGCAGCGCGCGCCGAGGGTCGCCCCTACGACTACTCCAACGGGCGCAAGCTCTACGTCCAGGACGAAGAGGAGGAGGCGCCCCCCACGCTGCGCGCGGTCGCTGCGGACCCGGACGAGTGCCCCCCGCCCGTCGAGGGCTACCAGGGAGTCTGACGGGTGGCGACGCTGAGCGTGGAAGCGCGCAACGCGGCGCTTACCGCCGTTATCCTGCTGCTCGAGACAGGCGGCACGCAGGCGCGGCCGTCGTTCGTGTCGCGCAACGGCGCCGCGGCGGCTCTGCACAACACGTTCTTTGCGGTCACCAGTCCTAGCCCGGGCCCCACCTTCGACACACCCTCCGGAGGCGTGGCGAACAAGGCCGTGCTCCCCTGGAACATGACGATCACCAGTGGAGCCCCGGCCATGACCCAGCTAGCTACATGGGAGCTCCGCAGCCAGCTGGCAGTAGCGCAGATCACCGGCACCTACGGAGGCCCAGGGTCAGGAGCAGACATCGAGCTTGACGACGCAAACCTGAACGTTGGCAACAGCAGCACGATCCGAATCCTCACCTTTGCGCTGGCGATCGCCTAATGGCCACGCTTTCCACGGCGGCCAAGAATGCGGCGCTTGATGCGATCGTTTTGCTCGGTGAGACGGGCACCACGAACCCTGGGATCATGCTCTACATCACGGGCCCGTCCAACGAGACCGTTGTGTTCGCAGCGTTCCCGTCGCCAGCGTTCGGCGCTGCTGCCGTCGGGCGCGCGGAGCTGCTGGCGCCCGCCGAGCTGATCTACTCAACGTCTTTCACTCCGACGCTTTGGAACCTGGTTACGCGGGAAAATACTTTTCTGATCATCAACGCCACGCTGGGAGGCGCGGGCTCTGGCGCGGACATGGAGTGGAACCCGTCCGTTCTGACCGGAGTGTTTGCCCAGAAGCTACGGGTTGATTCGCTGTTCCTGGAGATCGCGTAGGCCGTGGCCATTGCCCAGCAGCTCCAGGCCGAGAGCACGGAGCAGAACAACACCGGGCAGACCGTCTCTGTAACGCTGAGCGCTGGCAGCAATCGCTACATGGTCGTAGCGATTGCCGCCGACGTGGCCTCGCTGGCTGCGCCGACTTCCGTCACATACGGCGGCAACGCGCTGGCGCTGATCACCGACGGCTCGGTGACGGCAAGCCAGATCTCCACCGCTGGCGGCGTGTTCATGTATCGGCTGCTGGAAGCCAGCATGCCAGCGAACGGCGCGCAAAACCTGATCGTCTCGTGGGGAGCAACCACCAACTACATCATGGGCTGGTGGATCCTCACTGGGGTCAACCAGGCCAACGCGGCAGACGTAAAGATCCTGGCGGAGACGACCACCGCCACAACGATCACGGTCACTCTGGACGCGGGGGCCACGACAGACGCCGTCATCTGCGCTGCCTACAAGAACGACACCACAGGCACGGTCGCGATCACCATCAGCGGCGCTGGTGTGACGGAGGACTTCGACGTATCCATGGCGACGGGCGGAGCTCGGGGCGCCGCGGGGACAGACCTACCCGCCGTCGCATCCGGAACGATCGCGTGCGTCGCGACCGTCTCGTCAACGAATCGCAGAATCATCGCAGCGATACGCCTCGCCGAGGCCGTTGCTCCGGTCACCATCTCGGGCGGGTTCAGCACAGGGGCAACCACTGTCAGCGGGGACGTGGACAACGTGGCCCAAATCTCCGGCGGGTTCTCCACTGGGCCGGTCGCGGCCGCGGGTGACGTGGACAACGTGGCCACCGTCGGGGGCGGCTTCAGCACGGGGCCGGTTGCCGTCGCTGGAGACGTGGACAACGTGGCCACGATCTCGGGTGGGCTGACTACAGCGCCGGTGCTGGCCTCGGGCGATGTGACCGGCACCGGCGCGCGCACTGTCTCCGGCGGGTTCACCACCAGCAAGGTCACTGCTGGCGGCACGGCGACGATCCCCAACAGGGTGATATTGGGTGCTGTCGTCGCTCCACCCGTGGCGATGCGCGCCCAGGTGACGCCGCTAATCAGCCTGTCCGGCGGCGTCCTGCTGGGGCCGATCACCGTCTCCGGCGACATCACCAGTCCCCGCAACATCAGCGGGGACGTTGCTCTTGGAGCGGTCCAGGTCACCGGGGACGTGACCCGCCCGCGCGAGATCAGCGGCGGCATCGTTCTGGGCGCCGTCCAGGTCGCCGGCAACGTGAGCCGTCCGCGCGAGGCCAGCGGCAACATCCAGCTGGGCGCCGTTCTCGTCTCCGGCTCTGTACGGACCCAGCATTTCGGCACCGTGGCCCTGCTGAGCTCGAAGGCGGGCGGCGCTGAGCTCGGGCTGAGCCGGGCTGGCGCTGCCGCTCTGTCGTCCGTCGAGTCTGGGTCTGCTACCCTGGAGGCGTTATGAAAGAATACCCGTTTGGACAGGCCGTGAGGCTCTCGGCGTCGTTCGCCAACACCAGCGACCAAGCCGCGGACCCGTCCACGGTGACGTTCCAGTATGGGCTAACCACCGTGAATCCCCCACCTAGCCCGACAGCTACGTCAGCCGTCTTTGGCGTGGACGGCGCCGTTGTGAAGGATTCGACGGGGCGGTTCCACTACGACTTTCTGCCGGCGGCCAGCGGCAACTACACCGCTCGTGTGGTGGGCACGGGCAACGTGGCTGCGGCACAGGTGACCACCTTTCGGGTGATACCCTCGCCGTTCGCCTGATTGGCCAGCGAGTATCTTTCGTGAGACACTGCGCCCCATGGCAAAAGGGCCCGACGAAACCACCGATCGCATGTTTCCCCCACCCGAGAACCCCAACCCCGACCCTCCGCGGCC